CAGATGCCTGCCCTTGAAGTTCAAGAGCGCTTTTAGCTTGCCCAATATTCTGCTGGGCCAGCCCAGCCTTCGCCGCTGCAAGTTGTATTGGGAAAAGCTCAGCCTGCCGCTGCGCCGCAATCCGCTGTTGCTGGAGCGCCGCGTTCCGCTGGATCGACTCCTCAATGCCTGGGCCAATCTTGCCAAGTTGCGCCAATGCCTGCGCCCTGCTTTCCGGCGACTGACGAGCGCCAGCAGCCAGCAACGCCGCACCAATCTGCCCAAGAGACGAGAACATCAGCCGCTTCTGATCAGCCGGGGACAGCATCGACAAGCTGTCCTGCATCTGCCCACCAGCAGGCGTCTGTTCACCGCCGCCCAGAAGGCCGGAGATGCCGCCATAAATCGAACTGCCAACGTCTTTCACGCCACCCAGAAGGCCGCTCAGGAAGTCATTCTCAGCCATGTGTCGTCCTCACTTCTTTGCAGCGGCTTCCACCAGCCACGTTGGCAACGTCGTTGTTCCAACATTAACACGATAAGGCGCTGGCGTCGGCGGGATGTTCAACGGGTTAACCGCAGTTGGGTTCTGCAACCGAGACATGCCAGGCAACTGCGATTGATATAGCAGCGACTGCATGAAGGCATTGGCAATCTCTGGGTTAATCTGCGGCGCCTGCTGTAGAGCCTGCTGCGACGCCTGTTGAGGCATAGGGCCAAGCAGACCAGCAGGCATAGCCTGTTGCGGTGCGATCAGCGCCCTGACGTCTCCGAGCGTCATCCTGCCATTGTTGATGGCGTCAGAGAGATAACCAATAATCTGCGGATCGCCGGGGGTTCCGGTGAGGCCGATATACATGTTGTTGATGTCTTCGATTGTCGCCATAATCGTTACCCCAAAAGACCGGCAAAGATGTCATCGCGCCATCTGCCTCGAGTTACGGGAGCCGCAGCACCAGGTTTCCAGCTTGGTGTTCCCTGACCAGCGGTCATCAGAGAACTGCCAAGACCAGCCAACCCAGCGATTGTTTTTGCATCCTCTGGTGTCATCGACACCGCAGGCTGCATTCTAGCATCGCCACCAGCAACCGGAGCCAGAATATCTGGGACACGGCCTCCACCTCCAGCCGGTGTTGGCGCAGTCTGAGGCATCGCTGGCATTTGCCCAAACATCCCGAGCAGTCCGGTAATCGGAGATGAAATGAACCCTAATCCGCCGTTCAGATATTTCTGGTCTATGTTGCCAATCGTGCTGGCCGCGTTTGACCAAGGCGGTGTGTAGCTGGGAGCGGCTTGCTCACCATTCAATCCAAGTTCACCGGCATATTTCTCGCCAATCTTCGTGATGTTGCCAACGCCGCCGCGATCTCGGACGGCATACCAATCGCCAACACCTTTATTTGCCATCCGCTCCAACGAGAAATCGACTTGTTTCTGCCAGTTCGCGGCGGATGGTGCTTCTCCGAATTTCTGTTGGAACTCATAAGCCATACCGCCTGGAGCAATCTTTGTCGGATCGCTGGACCCAGAATAAAGCTGGAATGGTCCAAATGAGTAACCTCTGGCATCTCGATTGCCAAATGTCTCTGAACCGATTGTGTTCGGGTTCAAACCTTCAGACTTTGCTATCCCAAGCGCCATTGCAGGATTGACGTTGTAATCCTTGGAGCGTCTCCAGATGTAGGATGCAATGTCGTTGATCTCAGCCATAACGCACCCTCTGATCGTCGATTGCCTTGTCGATGATTGCCAAACGGCGCAGCATCTCTTCGCGCTTGCCGTCTGGCAGATTATGGATGCGTTTGCGGTTGTCGTCCAGAAAGCCAGTACAATTCCAGCAATCGCGGCCTGTTTTCTCGCCAATCCCATAACCAGGCGGCATATCAGCCCCAACCTGCGCCAGATAGGTAAACACCTGCTTTTCAGACCAATCTTCAATCGGCATGATGTACTCGATGCCGTCGATGATTTGCCCATTTTGGGAAGTGGACTTCCGCCTATCGTTGCGCCTCTGACCCTTGATGATCTTCGTGCAACCCAAATCCTTGATCCCCTGATATAGGGGAATCCAAATGTTGATCGCGCAGCACTCAAGACACGATTGCATTGTTGGGCCGTCATTCCCGGTGATCGCCTTGCCGAGAGCCGTGTTTTCAATCGGCAGAACGTCAACCGGCCACCCTCTTTCAGCAATGTTTGCAGGCTGGTCCGACTTCAAATGGATGAAATGCGGCAACCGTTTTGCCCAACGCTCCATATAATCCAGCATCTCAGGATAGGATGCTCCAGTGTCCAACCAGACCACATAGAGATCATCCCACCGCTCACGATAGAGATAGAGGCAGGCAAGGCTGTCCTTGCCGCCCGAGAACTGGAGCGCAGTGTCGATCACAGGGATGCCAAGCCAGCGAGGATCGAAACCGCAGACGATGCGGCGCCAAGACCAGTCAGCAATGGACTGCTTTGCTGCCCAGGGCCAGTCTGAGTGTTTGTCTGCCCATACGGCGTTGCACCAAGAGCCTGGATCGGAATTTGAAGCTGCTGGATAGGGAATTGCTGGGCCTCACGATAGGCTTGCTGGGCCGCGTCAAGTTGCGCCTGCTGCTGGGCCTGCAAGAGAGACTGAGCCGTCAGCGCCCCCGTAGCCCCGGTCAAATAGGCTTCCTGACCAGCGCCAGCCAACTGGCCGAGCGTACCGGCGCCCTGGATGCCAAGACCAGCGCCCGCAAGACCCGCTTGCTGGTTGAGCCTCTGAGCTTCCATCGCCCGCGTAATATCAGCCTGCGCCGCCGTCTGCGCCTGCCCATAGTTCTGCGCCATCAGATTGGCAGCAAGTTGACCGGCCTGCTGTTGCGCCGCAGCATTCACAACCGCTTCTTGGATGGCCTGCCGAGATCCACCAAAAGCCTTGGCTTTGACCGCCGCATCATAAGCTTGGTTCAGCCCGGTCAACCGCTGCTGGTTCAAAACATCAAGCGAAGTTCCCAGAACCGCCTGCGTGTAGGGGTTCATGTACTGGGAAAGATCAGTCTTTGCGAGTTGCCCGGCCTGAACCTGTTGCGGTTGATACCCGCCAGCCTGCGCCGCCAGTTGCTGGGCGTAGGCAAAGGCAGGCTGCGACATTCCATAGTTCTGAGTGATGTTGCCAACAACCTGCTCTGTCCCAGGCGTCAGTTCGGCCACTCGCTGGCCGGTGTATGGGCCGAGCATATTTGCTGAGACGTCATAGGCGGCGGCAAGGTTCTTTTGCCCGGCTTCCTGCACCCATTGCGGCAATTCGGTCTTGTTCACAACCGTCTGTGAAGATGGTGCGCCCTTACCCATGATTCATCTCCATAATAGGCAGAGCATGAGAAATGCCCGTTTGATGCCAGCCATATTTGGGCAGAACCTTGCTCCAGCCCACTCGTCCACTCATCTCGATAAACTCGCAGCCCATGTCCTTTGCCATCTGGACCAACTGAGGCTGCATCGTCATTGCCTCTTCCATATCGCCAAAGACCAAGAAAACCGTCATCGCCCGTTTGCGAGGATACTGGCTCACCATCGTCACAACGCCAGAATTCTCCTTCCAGAGCATCTGCATCTGGCCGGAATGCAAGGCTTCGAAAACGTCCTCAACCGTGTGGGTATTTCCACCGTGATCGAGCGCCTTCTGAAGCTTAGTAATTAGGAGCGCCTGTTTGTCCAAGTGGCACCAACGTCGTCGTGAGAGTTCCAGTATTTCCTACAGTTACCTTATACACCGATCCATTAGGCGACTGAAGCAGGATGGACTCGGTTGCCTCGATGGTCGAGACCGAGCGCCCAAAGATCCGGTCGATGGCCGCAAACGCTCTGACAAAGTAATCTGGCTCATATTTAGCCGGAGCTGGTGGCAGATTGACTTTCATCGGCCACCTCCACTTGTCAGATCAATGCGCATTTCTCCGATGCTCCATTCGGCATCCTGTGTCGATGCGATCTTCACGCGGAAGTCGCGCCCGGTCACTCTGGTGTCGCAATAGCCGTTGGATCGCGGGCTAAACGGTCCAGAAGTGTATTCCGTCCCTTCTGGCGTGAAGCTGCTGAAATATGTCAGTTGGGTGCTGGCATACCCATAGCCGCTGTCCGTGATCGTCTGCTTCACATGTGCCAGCGCCGACCCATTGGTGACATTGATACTGGAGGTCTCGGCATAGCGGCCTGTGGTGATTGCAGTCCCAGCAGCCGTCCATCCGTTCTCCTGAAAGTACAACTCGCCAGAACTGTCGCCGGTCATCGGATATTGATAGATCCCGGCGCCCTGGGCTGCTGTACGTTCCATCTCGCCAATGGACCACCAGTTTTCCGCATAATTGTAGCAGACATATCTGTTTGGATTGTCTTCGCCTTCTGACGCATACCAGAACCAGACTTCAGGAAAGACGCTGTTGTCTGAACCATGCGTGTAGAGGATGCCTGCATCCAAGTCGATGTTGTCAAAAACGTATGACCCAACGTCGCAAGGCAGAGGCTTCACAACGCCACCGTCATAGAGCCAGAAACCTTCCCGCCCCATCCAGATGCAGCGGCCTGCAAATGTGGCAAATGACCTTGGTGCGATCAGACCGCAGCCAAATCCAATGCGCTCAATGGCGTAGATGTAGGGAAGGCCGATGTAGCGCATCAGCCAGGCTTCATCTTCGGT